TGATGACCGCCGGGCAGCTCAAGCGCAAAGGCATCAAGATCAGCGACGGCGATGCAATGAAAGGTCTCATAAGTCACACGGTTCCGGACGGCTGGGATTATAATCCCGGCAAAGACGCCTGGCTGCCGGAGCCAAAGAATTACCCGGCCTGGGCAAAAGAAAAGGTTGAAACCATTGTCACCAGGGCGCAGACCTTCGATAACCAGGTAAGCTTTGTCAGCAAAGTCGATCCTGCCGATCGAGGCGCGGTTGAACAAACTTTGATCAAACATGAAAAAGAACTTGCCGGGCTGGATCACGAAGCCGCCGTTGTTGTTGCCAGATCAGGCGATGTTTACCGCATTGATGGCAAAAAAGATTTAGTCAAACCAGATGTCCTCGGCGACGATTTGAATGGCGCTTCTGTTACTCACAATCACCCGCGCTCAGAAACTCAGAACACTTTCAGTTCTCTTGACCTGGAGCTGTTTTCTAAACACGGCCTTGAAATTCTCAGGGGAATTGACGATAATTTCATCTACGAGCTGATCAAAAACGGAAAAATCGTTGACGACGCCGATTTGCTTGAAAACATTGATACCAGGCTGCTGATTCAAAACCCGGATCTCTACGAACATCTTGAGGTTGCAAGGAAAGCTTTGGCTGGTGGCTTCGGCTACAGGAGACGCAAAAGATGAGTCAAAAACAGTTTCAGGAAGAATTCCTTCGAATTCTGGATGAATCGATTGCCGAGTCCGACGCGTTGGCCAAGAAATATCTCAAGGACGGCATGGACAGTCACCCGGCCGAATTCAAAGCGATTCGCGACAAACATTACAAACGTGTCCAGGAACTTTGCCTGAAACATGGCGTCAAGCCGGAAGAAGTGAAAAACGAATAATGATTGAACTGGAATTTGATAACAGCCAGGTGAAGCAGCTGCTGAATGCGGTGGTCAGAAACATGACCAATCCGCAGCCGGCCCTGCATAGAATCGGCGAAGTCAGCAAAGCAGGCATCAAAGATAACTTTGAAGAAGGCGGCGCCTATTCGTCGCCAGATAGCCTCATCGGCGGCAGCAAGAAATGGAAACCCCTTTCGCCGGTCACCAAAAAGATCAAGGCACGCCAGGGCAAAAAAGGCCCGTATCAGATTCTGGTCGATTCTGCCAGGCTGCGCGATTCAATCAACTCGAAGACTGATAAAGAATCGGTCGAGATCGGCACCAACGTCGAATACGCCGCCACGCAACACTTTGGCGCAAAAAAAGGCGAATTCGGCATTCATGACGTTTTGATCAAAGCCCATATTCGCAACATCCAGAATTATTTTGTGTTTAACTCAAAATATAGCAGCTCTGGGCGCACTATTAAGGGGAGTCGCGGTAAGTCGCTGGGCGGGTCAGCGATAAGAGGGAGAGGCGGTAAAACGGCTGTTGCCATAAAAGCGCATCAGCGTCGTGTGCCCATACCATTTGGCGACATTCCAGCCAGGCCGTTCATGACCATTCACCCGACGACGCTGGAAGATATGGTCGAAATTTTATCGAAGTTTATCCTGGCAGAAAAATAGCTTCGCAAAATACGGCGAATTTAAAACGTTTTTCGTTTTCGACGACTCTAACTACCAAAAATTAATCCCGATTAAAAATAGGCACGTTTCCGGCGAAATGCCGGGGTGTTTTTAGAGCCATCAAAAACCCGCCAGTAAATAACGATTTTTTAATATCGTTGATTTACTGAAGGGCTTCACCTGTTTCGCACGCTTCCAGACCGGTATTTTGGTCATATCGATCAAACTTAACCAAAATCTGGAGGCGTTGATGAAAGAAAAAATGTTCCGTCTGTTGCCGCTGCTTGCGGCTCTCGCGTTCTGTATCGCTGTGGCTGCAATTGCCGGGGAAACCAGATTCTTCATTCCTGACGGCCAGCGCACCACCAGCACCGACTATGTTGTGCCGGTTATCAACCAGCCGACTGCCGGCTACCTGGTTCCGGCCACTGCTACCTTTTCGATTCCGCAGCATGCTGCCGTGAAAGTTCCGACCCTGCCGACCGGCACCAAGCAGTTCCGCGTTTACGTTAATCCCGGCGCCGGTGCCAACATCGGCCCGTCGAACGTGGCCAGCGGCACCGCTTACCCGGAAGTAGCCAGCGCGACACTTTCAGACCCGATCACGGTTGGCACCCTTACCCCCGACGTTTACATGATCGGCCGGACAGCTGCCGCGACCGGCACGCTGATCTGCCAGTGAGGTAACCGAATGAAAGCCATTGAAATTTTCCGCCCTGGCAAATTCAAGGCCATGAGCGGCCAGGAAATTGAATTCAGCGCCGCAATGCTCGAAAGCATTGCAAAAGCTTACGACCCGGCAGTGCATCAGTCGCCCCTGGTGATTGGTCACCCCAAAGTCGAAGACCCCGCTTATGGCTGGGTAAAAGCACTAAACTTTGCCAACAGCCGCCTGGTAGCTGAACCCGAAGCCGTGGTTGAAGAATTCGCCGGCGTCGTTTCGGCCGGGCTTTACAAGAACGTTTCGGCCAGCTTTTTTGCGCCTGACCACCCGGCCAACCCGAAGCCAGGCAACTATTACCTCAAGCACGTCGGGTTCCTTGGCGCCACCCCGCCGGCAGTTTCCGGTCTCAAACCCGTGAGCTTCGCCAGCGGCGACGAAAAGGAAATCTGTATCGAATTCGCGGTCGAGGCTCCGCAGCCGCCGGCCAGAAATGACAGCAAAGAAAAGGAGAACGAATTGAAAGAAAAAGAACTTGCTGACAAGGAAAAAAACCAGAACGAAAGAGAGCAGAAGCTGAACACACGCGAAGCCGAGCTGAAAAAAGCCGAATTCGCCAGTTTCATCGGCGGCCTGAAAAAGAAGGGCAAACTTGTGCCCGCCGTCGAAGCCGGTCTGGTTGAATTCATGATGGGCCTCGATGCAGGCAACGTCGTTGAATTTGCCGGCGAAAAGAAAACCCAGGTCGATTTCTTCAAATCGTTCCTGGAAAAACAGCCCCAGGTCGTCAGCTTCGGCGAATACGCGCCTGATACCGTTGCTTCACCTGACGCCGTAACCCCCAAGCAGCTGGCTGAAAAAGCCGGCAAACTTAAAGCCCGTCTCGAAGGTGAAGGCGTGGTCATTTCCTACGCTGACGCCGTTGAAAGAGTTTCCGGAGGTGCAGAATGATCAACCCCCTGACCAAAAACTACCTGGCCGAAAATGCCAACAAGCAGTATCTGATCGCAAAACAGGGCACTGCAGATAAACAGGCTCTTAAATCTGACGCAGCTGCCGCTAACCAGCTTGGTGTGGTTTCACAGCCTGGCGATATCGCAGCTGGCGAAAGAATGGACGTCGTTCTGCTCGGCGAAGCCGAAGTCAGATGTGCAGGCGCCATCGCCGCCGGCCGCTCGTTCACCGCCGATGCTGATGGTAAAGCCGTGCTGGCAACCACGGGTCAGAGAGCTGTGGGCATTGTTACTGAAACCGGTGCAGCCGATCGAATCGTCACCTGCATAGTAGCCCCGCACACTGCGGCATAACCTGGAGGAATTAAATGGCCAAATCGCTTTTTCCCGTTGATCCCGTAATGACTGCGATCGTTATCGCGTATCGCAATAAGCGGCTGATTGCCGACGAGGTTTTCCCTTATATCCCGGTTGGCAAAAGCCTTTTCAAGTTTCTGAAGTTCAACCAGGAACAGAGTTTTACCGTTCCGAACACTCTTGTCGGCCGCAAATCTACGCCGAACAAGGTTGAATTCGGTGGCTCGGAAGTCGAAACATCCTGCGCCGACTACTTCCTCGATGACGTCATTCCGCAGTCAGATATCGACGACGCACCCGAAGGCGTCAACCTCATCAACAACGCCAGCGAGGGAATCATCGATCTGATTCTGCTCGACCGCGAAGTTCGCGCCGCCGCCCTGGCTTTCAACGCAGCTCAGTATGCGACCGGCAACAAAGCCGCTCTTTCCGGCAGTGACCGTTTCGACGATTACGTCGCATCTGACCCGGTTAATACCATCAAAGACGCTCTCAGCAGCATGCTGATGCGCGGCAATGTAATGGTTATCGGCCGCAAGGCTTTCGACAAAATCAGCAGCCATCCGAAGATCGTCAAGGCAGTTAACGCCAACAGCGGCGATTCTGGCATTGCAACCCGCGCCCAGATCGCGGCTCTCTTCGAGCTCGATGATGTGGTTGTCGGCGAAGCTTTCCTGAACACTTCCAAAAAAGGTGAAGCCATGACGCTCTCGCGCGTCTGGGGCAATCACCTGTCGCTGATCTATCGCGACCGCCTCGCAACCAATGCAAACAACCGCATGACCTTTGGCTTCACCGCCCGCCAGGGAACCCGCCTCGCCGGCGTAGTGCCCGACAAGATGATTGGTGCCCGTGGCAGTCACATCGTTCGCGCCGGGGAAACCGTCAAGGAAGTCGTCACTTCTGACCGCCTGGGTTACCTGATCCAGAACGTCGTCAACGATTAAGGAGCAATCAGATGGCTAAAGCTGCAGCTGTAAAAACCAAAGGTGACTTCGAATGCCTGGTTAAAATCAAGCACGACGGCACCGTCTACATGCCGGGCGACGCTATCGACCTCACTGCTGACCAGGCCAAAAGCCTCATCGCCAGTGATGCGATCAAGCCAAATAAAACCCTGCCCGCTTCAACTGAAAAGGCTGAATAACCATGAAATACGCCGTTGTCCAGGACATGATCGATCGTTTCGGCGCCGCCGAGCTTACACAGCTGACGGATCGCGCTGACCCGCCGGCCGGAACTTACGACTCCGATGCAATTGAAAAAGCCCTGAACGACGCGGAAGCAGAGATTGACGCATACCTGCTCGCCAGGTATGCGTTACCTCTGACCACCGTGCCGACCATGCTTACACGTTTGACCTGCGACATCGCCAGGTATCAATTGCACGGCCCGGCACTCACCGAAGAAGTGACCAAACGCTACAGCGATGCTGTGGCCTTTCTGAAAAGCGTTTCCCGTGGTGATGCGGTGCTTGGCATCGACCAGACAACCGGCAGCGCCCCGACGGTTACGAATGCCCCCGAACATTTCGGTCCGCCCAGAACCTTCAACCGCGACACCTTGAGGGATTACAGTGATTGATACCATCGAAAGTGCAGTCATCACCAGGCTCGAAAGTCAGATCACCGATCTGACGATCAAGGCTTTTCCAAGCAAGCCGGCTGATTTCAAGGCGTTGCCATTCAACAAGGGCCTGATTCTTGTCGCCTACAGCGGCAGCAGCTTCAGCGAACCGACAAACAAAGACACCTTGATTCAGGAACGGGATGTCGAAATCAGCATCACGCTGCAGATCAGAGATTTGCGCGGCCACAGCGGCGCCTACAGTTACCTGGAAAAAATCAGAACTGCCCTGAGCGGCTTCGCGCCTCTTGGCGACCTGCGAGTGATGTTTTTGAGTAACGAGGCGTTAATGCAGGTCGTCGATAACGTCTGGGTCTGGGGCCAGACCTGGCAGCTGACGGTGAGGCAGGCATGACCGCGAAAAGTAACGATATCATTTCCGCTCTCAAAACGATTTTAACCACAGCTGGCTTCGCTCTGGTTACCACCAGGCGGCTGGGCTGGAACGAACTTGCTGCAAACGAATTTCCTGCCGTGATTATCGAGCCAGGGCCGGAAAGTCAGGACATGCTCAATAACGGCCAGGCGGAAGTTACCTGGCCGATCACCTTGAGACTGCACGTCACCAGAGTTACTGGCCTATCAGCTGCCGACAACTGGCGCGAAAAAGCCGCCCTGGTCGGCAGAACGATTGCCGCAAACCGGCAGCTCGGCGGCCAGGTGCTCAAGACAGAGATAACCGGAAGACAGATCGATGCGCAGGTTTTTGAACCCTGGGCATCAGGGACACTTGATTTGACTATTCATTTTCGATTCAACGAATTAACCCAGGGAGGTTGATATGACAGTGCATACTAATTCAATGCTTTTTCTGGCGGGTCTGGAAAACGCACTTTTTACAGACCCGAATCTTACCGTCGCCGATGTGATTCCAACCGGCCGGTTTTTGCCGGGGTATAAGTTCGAAGAGCTTCGGCGGCTTGTCGCAAACAAGGGAATTGATGCCGCGAAAAAGTTGATCGGTCGTGAAATGCTTGACTTCGACTTCGAAGTTGAACTTCTGGCCAGCGGTGTGGTTGGTGTTGCCCCGACTTGGGGCCGGCTGATCGAAGCCTGTGGTTTCACAAAAGAGGTGCTTGCTGCAGCTGCTATTTCGGACCCGATTGCCGGCTATGGCAACAATGGTTTGAGCGGCCTCACAGTTGCCAAGGGTGGCGACTTTACTGGCACCGAGCCAAGAGTTTATAAGGTCGAAGTGACTACCGCCGGAGCCTCTGGCGCTGCTAAAGTTTCAGTGACCTGTCGCGGTGACGAAACG